CAACTCTAATACGTTCAATCAAGAGACTACTGCTACTAAACCAATTTCAAATCAAAACAAAACTTTCCTTTAATAAACCCTTAAAACCAATTAAGTTCCACTTATAGCTACATGAACAAAAAAGTATTATCACCTAAGTATTTGGAAGAAGAAGTTGCAAAACTTAATTCGTCTCCGGAACAAACCAGAAGAATTAAAAATACACTAACTGATACCTTTAAAACTCTTGAAGAAGGACTACAGCAAATTGAAAATTATAAACCCAAAGAAATGTTAGCTCAAACTATGGGTAGAGTTAGAAGACAAACTCAAGCTCTTGCAGAAACAATGGAAAGAGCTAGGCATACTCAAGCTACACTTATAGGTGTTGGCAAAAGAAGAAAAACAATACGTAGAACAAATAAAATAACTCCAGTTGCACCACTAATAGATAAGGCACGACCATTAAATGAATTTGAGACTGGTATAGAATATACTCTTAAAGGATTTCCAGCTAATAAAAAAGCTCCATACAATAGGCCTGCTATAACTGGTACTGGATTAACTAATTATATGTTAAGAAATAAACTTAATACACCAGTAGATATTATTAAATCATACAAAAAAGATTCTTCTCTAAAAGCTAAGAGTTGGACTCATTTAATATTCTTTTTAAGGCAACTAAATTTTGAACCTCAGGAAGTTTTCGAGTACGCTATAACAGCCGTAGATAGCACTAAAGAACGTTGGAATAAACATAGAATTTTCAGGGAGTATGAGAAAAATGAATCCGGAGCTGTTGAAGATATATGTTTGTATTACAAAAAACATTTAAAAGCTAAAGCACCATTAAAAATATTTTATGGAAATGAATTTTTTAATAAATGGTGTTTAGATAATAATGTATTATTTAGTAGTGAAGAAAATTTCAGACAAAACTTAAAAAAGATGGTTAAAGATTTTAATAAAAAATATCCTAAAGATAAGATTCCAGAAAAGTTAAAATAATCCTCTAATATACAAAAAAAAGTATATATAACCAGCATGGTTACTGATGAACATAATATACAACAATAAAACATATATAATACCACCACCATTTGACCGATGTTATTTTGGTAGTCAGCCAATTAATGAACTGACTATCATAAATCCTTACACTGGTACTGGTTGTAAGCTACCGGCATTTGCAGTAGCAATCTATGACACTATTCAAGGTACTAACATGACTCTCGATGATGACCTAAGACAAGAAGGAATAGAATGGTTTGAAAAAAATTTTAATGCTGAATACTTTATATTGTTAGATTAAATCAGACTCTAATATCACCACTGCTCAGTGGTGGAACTAAAACAGTATCACGACTCACTGGTGGAATAGCTAAGAGGACAAACACTTACGCAAAGTATATATTCTTTTGTGAGGCGGTTGTTGAAAGTTTCCTTTCTTTCATTCTTTCTACTTTCATTAATGGTTCTAAACCAGTGCCGTCTCAACTTTTTATATAACCAAAGAATGTAAACAAAAAGGTAAGAATATGACCGACATAACAAAGTACGCTAATATTAGTTTATCATTAGCTACATATAATAAAATCAAAGAACAATCAGAAAAGCTGTGCGGAGTAAAAATCTCTTGCTCCCAAACAGTCACCCACGCAATCAATCTAGTAGAAGAATGTATGGCTACAGGCCTAATTCCTACTGCTTTTCAAAACTTAGAACCTGAAGCTAAGAAGCATAGGTTTGCTAGTATTTTGCAGAAGTTTAAATTAATTAGTGGAGGCAAAAACTTAGAGAAAACACCAACATATAAATATCTTAATAATAAACATGACACAAATAATAGAGCTTAATAAAACTCTTATAGGAGTTGAAACGCAACTTGAATCTATGAGAAATACCTACAGGAAATTACATAAGCATGAGACACCTGTAGGCAATCCCATAGTAAAAGAAATTGAAAAAATATTATTGGTATTGCCATACTTGCGTCTGAAACTTATACAAGTTTTTCCCCAACATAATATTAACTTAAGTAAACTTGAAAATGTATCTGAAATAGTTACAGATAAAAGATGCAACGAATCAAAAATGGAAAAAATATATGAAGTATAAAAATATAGATATAGCAATAGAAAATCTTAGGAAGTTTAAAACTTCTAAAGTTTATGCTAATGAATATCCAAAATTTTTTGAGTTCTATATGGATAAATCCAAAAATGAGAAAAGTTATTTTTTCAAGATTGGATATTATAGGTTGATAGTATCTATTGACCGCCTTATTGAAGCTAGAATGGCTCAGGTTGAAACTGAGATTGTAGCTATGGATAAGCCATTATATAAAAAGATAGGCTCTAATACCATATCGAAACTACTTGACTAACGTAGCTAATTACTTATAGTCCTTTTATAGGATAAAATTAACAAAAGTAAGTGGAGCGTATATGGCAAACTTTACAGAAATAGCCTCAAAATTTTTTAGGCTAAGTATGGGTAAGACTAACAAGTTTAAAAATGGTTGTAGTCTTAATGCGATAATTTTATTTGATGCAATTTGTCATTTAGCACCAGATAAAATGACTGTTGAAAACTCAAATAAAAAATTATTTGAGCTGTATGGTTTTGAATTTAATTCAGCCACACTCAGCCGTAATAATACAACTTTGATGGAATTAGGATTAATAAGATTAACAGAAAATAGTGATGACAGAAGATATAAGACAATAATGTTAACTACTCCTAAAGGAGTTTTAGTAAAAAAAATCATGTCTTCTGATGGTGAACGAGTGTGGAAATATAAATAATAAGAATAACCAAAGAAAATAAGTGAGGTAAATAATATATGGCAAGACAAGAACCTAATGGAACGTGGAGAGCAGATGTTACTATAAAAGGAAAACGAAAAAACAAAATATGCTCTTCAGAAGAAGAGGCTAAAAAAATTGAACTGGATTTTAAAAAACAGTTAATTGATGGTAAACCTTTAAACAAAGTAAGAGCACTATCTCAAATAACATTAAAGCAAGCCTTTGAAAACTGTATAAATAATCCTGATGTTGGTTGGAAACTTAACGGAGAACTGACAAAGCATGGAAAACACCAAGTCTATTATGCTAAGTCTTTTTATAAGTTTTTTGGTGAAGATAAACTATTAAGAGATATTAAAAAAGAAGATTGGTTTATCTTTATTGAACAATTTGGAGATTGGACAGCAACTAATAACAGAAAAGCTTGTTGTATTAATAAAATATTCAGCCAAGCTAGAGAGGATAATAATATTACTGCTGATAACCAGTTAAAAATAAAAAGAAGAAAAGAAAAGCTTACTAGAGTTAGAGCATACACAAGAGAAGAGGAAGACATCATATTTAAAGAATGTGATACTCTTGGTTATGATGACCTAAAGGATTTTGTAACTTGTCTAATAGACACTGGTGCATCACCTGAAGATTTAAGAACTTCTAACGCAAAAAATTTACTACGTAATGTAGATGGTTCTGTAACTTTTAATTTCAATAGAGGGAAAACTGATATTCCTGTTACTGTTGGAACAAGAAAAAGAACTCAAGCTATTCTTTTAAAAAGAAGTAATCAGCCTCAATTTTTTATGTCAAGCTACAGAGTTTTATATAATAAATGGAATGATATAAGAGAGAGGTTGGGCAAGATGGAAGAGATAGATTGGGTATTTTATACTTGTAGACATACCTGTGCGTCACGTCTTGCTGAAGCTGGATTCACATTAACGGAAGTAGCTGATTGGTTAGGTCATGCTCCAAATAGTCCAGTGACAAGAAGATACATACATTTTTTCCCAGCACATAAAATCAGTATTGCAAGTAAAATGGATGTATTTGAAGAAAAGCTTCGTGCAAATGCAGTGCGTGTTGTGCACGGAAAAAAATAGTACAGTAAATTAATGTTGGTATTGTTTATATTTAAACTTGCAAGAGACTTAAAATCTAGTTACAATACCTTCATTATTAAAATAACTACTAAAGAGTAGCTAATTACAAGGCTAATAGCAACTTATTAAACTAATGTGTTGTTTGTTCTATGGGCTACGCTAAGGTAGGAGACTTGTGCACGAAAGCACGAAGTCTACAATTAACACTAATGAGGTCATATATGGAAAAATTAATAATAGGCAGTGAAGTTAAGTTAGTAAAAACAGGTTATGAGAGAGTTGAAGCTGAGAGAGAACTTGAACTTAAGATGGTTCGTAGAGGTGTCCGCAGATTTAATAAGAATGTTAATAAGTCTAAAGCACTCAGAAATGAACTTACTGGTAAGGAGAAGGAGGCAACTGAGAGTACCACACTTTATGGCCAGCACTTACTACAAGAAGCAATTACCCCAGTAAACTTAGAAATAGAAAAATATTTTACAGAAGCCTTTAATGGACATTCTAAGAAATATGCAAAAGCGGCTGAGTTATTAACCAAGTGTATTCCTATTAAGGAACTTGAAAATCCCAGCGAAAAGAAATGGAATAGTGTAAGTCTAATAGCTTTAAAAGTTATATTAGATTCTATTACTATTGGATGTACTCAAACTAAAGCTACTATTAAAATTGGTAATTCCTTAGAGGATGAATCAAGATTATTATTCTTTAGTGAGAATGACAGTAAGACCTATAGTTTAACTAAACAATACTTAAAAACTAGAAATGACTATCGTTATAAAAGAAAAGTTTATGCTTATGCTATGGGTAAAAGTAAACTTGAATATGGCTCATGGTCTAAAGTTGAGAAGGTTCAATTAGGATATACTCTTATAGATTTAATTATTAGAGCTACCGGTATAGTTAAACTCCAGCGTAGATTAGAGGGTAAAGAAAATTCACCTATTTATGTAGAGGCTACGGAGAAAACTATGGAATGGGTTAGGTTAAAAAAGCTTCATTCTGAAATATTAAAACCAATGAGAACCCCAATGTTAATTTTGCCAAAGGAATGGACAACTCCGTTTGATGGAGGTTATTTAACTAAAGGCTATCCAAAAGAAGTACCACAATCTTGGAGAGATTTAGATGTGGATGATGAAACAAAACAACAACAGGAGATAAATAGTGCATTATAATTTATTCAAATCAAGAAGCAGAACATACTTAGAAGAAATGCTTAATCGAGCACATGATATGCCTGAAGTATATCAAGCTGTAAATGCTATGCAAAATACGCCTTTTAAAATTAACAAAAAAGTATATCAAGTTGTAAGCACCTGTTTTAATAATGGCAGTGGTGCAGGAAAATTACCTAGTATTATTGACACACCTTTACCACCAAAACCATTTGATATAGGAACTAACGAGGAAGCTCGAACAAATTGGAAGCGTAAGGCTTCTCCTATCCATCAAGATAATGCTAAACGAAAATCTAAAGTATTGTTGATAGATAAATTATTATGGGTAGCTAAAGAATATGAGCAAGAACCTCAACATTACTATCCTTTACAATATGATTTTAGAGGTCGAGTTTATTGTGTACCAATGTTTTTAAATTATCAAGGTAATGATGTATCAAAAAGCTTATTATTATTTGCTGATGGTAAACCTTTAGGAACAAACGAAGCGTTATATAAATTAGCAATTCATGGAGCTAATATGTTTGGTGAAGATAAATTAACTTTAACAGATAGAGTTAAATGGGTTGAAAATAATGAAGAACAAATATTAGCTACAGCTAAAGACCCACATAATAATTATAAATTTTGGAGTGGAGTAAGTGAACCTTATCAATTCTTAGCATTTTGTTTTGAATGGGAAGAATTTGTTAGTTCAGGTAGGGAATCAGATTTTATAACTCACTTACCTTGTTTTAGTGATTGTACTAATTCTGGTCTTCAAATATTTTCAGGAGTTTTAAGAGACGAAGTAGGCGGTAAAGCAACAAATTTAACATCTGAAGAAAAACCTCAAGATGTTTATAGGGAAGTTGCAGAAAAAACTATTGAATTTCTTAATCAAGAACCAGATAGTAAACTTAAAGAAATGTGGAAAGCTTATGGAATAACTAGAAAAACAACTAAGAAAGTTACTATGTGTGTTGTATATGGACTAACTCAATTTAGTACCAGAACTTACATTCAACAACACTTAGAAGAAATGATAGAGGAAGGTAAGCCTTGTCCATTTTCAAAAAACAAAATTGAATCTGAAATAACAGGAGTACCTACTAAATTTAATGCAAGTTATTATTTAGCTAAATTAGTTTGGAAAGCAATCGGTGAAGTAATTGTTTCTGCTAAGGAAGCTATGGTTTGGTTACAACAAGTTTCAAGATTAGTTTCTGATAATCAACTTCCGGTGACGTGGACAACTCCAACAGGCTACATAGTTCAAATGAACTATATGGAAATGACCAAACAAAGAATAAATACCAAGATGGGAGAATCTATGATTGCAAAAAAAGTTACTATTCAACATGAAACAACTAAAGTTAATAAGAGAAAAACAGCCAACGCAATAGCTCCCTGTTGGATTCACTCTCTCGATGGAGCTCTATTACAAATAGCTGTAACTATTGCATCTAATAATGGAATTAAATCTTTTGCCTGCGTACATGATGCGTTTGGTGTTTTAGCTTGTGATGTTCAACTTATGAATGATTGTGTAAGAGAAGCTTTTGTTAGCATATTCAAAGACAAAAATTTATTAGAAGATTTTTGTAAAGAGATTACTCCACAGATAGCTAAGGACAAGAGACATTTAATTCCACCAGTACCTAAAATGCGTAATTTGGATATTAATGCAGTTCTTAATAGTGATTATTTTTGTTCTTGAATAGCTACGCTAGAGGAATTATTAAGTAGTCACTATATGACAACACAAGTTGTCGTTCCAAATAACTCATAGGAGGTACAATGGAAAAACCAAAAATGTACACTTCTCCTTTTGGAAAAGCAATTTATCCCCATTTAACTAAAAGTGATGTGAGATTTAAGCCGGAAGGCGAATTTCATGTAAACTTAGCAGTTGATAAAGATGAAGCTCTTGAACTAATTACATTAGTAGACAAGTTTGTTGAGCAAGCTATTTCTGATGAGAAGAAAAAAGGTAAAGGAAAAGAAATTAAAAAAGCTATCCTGCCTTATAAAGAAGAAGATGGTCAATACATCTTCAAATTCAAAATGAAACATAAAGGAACAAACTCCAAAACTGGAGAGACCTTTACTCAAAAACCAACACTATTTGATAATGAATTAAAACCATTAAGCAAAGATGTTTCTATTTGGGGAGGCTCAACTTTACGAGTAAGTTTTTTTCCAAGAGGATGGTTCACACCTTTACTAGGTGCTGGAGTTTCTCTAAGGCTTAAATCAGTACAAGTAAAAGATTTAGTCGAAGGTTCATCTACTGATGGCTCTAGTCAGGGTTTTGCAAAAGTAGATGGTGACAGTTCATCAAAAAATGAAGTTAATGAAGAAGCCATACCAGAAGCGAACACTTCTTCCGCCGACTTCTAAATTCAAAAGTAAGCTTGAGGAAGAGTTTAATAAGTTTCTTGTTCAGAAAAAAATACAATTCTGTTACGAAAACTTTACAATCTCTTATCTCAAGCCTGCGAGAGCTTCTCGCTATACACCTGACTTTACTTGTCCGAATACACAAAATAGTTTTTCAATAATATTTGAAACTAAAGGTCATTTTGTAACAGCAGATAGACAGAAGCATTTATTCATCAAACAACAATATCCAAACTTAGATATTCGTTTCGTGTTTTCAAATTCCAAAAATCGCATTGGAAAAAAATCAAAAACAACTTATGCAAAATGGTGTGAGCTTAAAGGAATTAAGTATCACTGTATTGCATCAACAAAAAAATTTTTACCTGATGAATGGGTAAAAGAAATATTAACTAACCAAGAAATAAAAAAATGAGAAAAGAAACTAAACACATAATTATACATTGTTCAGCAACTAAACCTTCAATGGATATAGGCTTTGAAGAAATTAATAGATGGCATAAAACAAAAGGCTGGTTGTCTTGCGGCTACCATAAAATAATTCGAAGAGACGGAACTATAGAACAAGGAAGATTAGATGATGAAGTTGGAGCTCACTGTCGTGGAAGAAATCACGATAGCATTTCAATTT